AGCTGGAGCAGCGCCGTCACTACGGGGTTCTTGCCCGCCATGCCCTCCACGCGGGTCACGGAGTAGCCAGACTCCAGCACGGAGCGGTCCCACCAGTCGGAGAAGTTGAAGGGCTGCTGACCCTTCCAGGGGTTCACGATCGAGTCGTCGCACGTCGTGAAGGAGTCGCGCTGTACCACCCAGATCAGCTCCTTGCAAGGATGGTTGAAGTTCAGCTTCAGCTTGTTGGAGGACGACGTGATGGACTCAGAGCCCGTGAACTGCAGCGTCTCGATCAGGTACTCGTGGGACACCTGGGCGAACTTGCGGCGCTCGTCCGTGTCGAGGTAGATGTAGTCCACATACAGCGAGGCAGCCACCAGGTTGGAGTTGGACACGCGGTCGCGGATCGTGTGCGCGTTGGACGTGATCTGGGGCGTGATGTCCCAGCAGAGGTTCTGGATGTTCTCGAACTCCAGGTTGATGCGCACCTCGTGGTACTGGAGGGCGATCAGCGGCAGCGCCAGACCAGGGTTGCGGCAGAACCAGAACTGGAGAGGGATATACAGCGTGTAGGCAGGGGCGCAAGAGCCCACCTCCTGGGCAGCGTTGGGCTCACCCGCATAGCAGTCAGAGTCGCAGCCCTCACCGCCCTGCACGATCAGGTTCGTCAGCTCGGGCACGTTGCCCACCATCTTGGCGTAGCCCGCCTGCTTGCCCGCCTCCTGCGTGAGCTCATTCCAGATCTGCAGCCAGATGCCATAGTGCTTGTCGATGCGCTGTCCGCCGATCTCAATCTCCACGGAGTTGATGAGGTTGTGACCGACCCAGTTGAGCCAGCGGAACTGGGCACCAGAGCCGTCCGTCGTCGCCAGCGTCACGGCGGGTAGCGTCGCCTGCAGGTACATGCGGTAGATCAAGTCGCCGTTGCGCTGGATCGTGCACGTCACCTTGCGACCGAAGCCAGGAGAGCCGTTGAAGGGGTTCTCAATGGACTCCATCGCGAAGTTCGTGTGGCGGCGGTATACCACCTTGAAGAACGTGATCTGGGGATTGCCCGTCAGGTACACGTCCTGGGCGCCGTAAGCTACGAGCTGCATCAAACCACCACCTGTCATTTCGGTTTATAACTCTTGATTAGAAAAAAATTTTCGCAGGGCAAGATTTTTTAGACATTTCTGCCGGGAGCCTTTTAATTTTGATTCAGCCTAAACAAAAAATATTTTCATAAATAGAATGGAAACAAAAGGCGCCAATGCCTTTTTCAGTATTCGCCCCACACGAAGAAGTAATCCAGAATCTCGAACAACTTTGGATGCTCTTCACAAACACAATATTGAAAAAATTACAATGAAACAGGGCACAATTAATGACTTACGCAAAGAACATACGTCATTATCTGATATGATTGAATCAGCAACCTCGCCTATTGAACGTTCGATATATGAAGAAAAAAAATCAAATTATGAAAAAGAAATTAAACAACTTGAATCAAATGATGAACTCTATGACTACTTTTTAAACACCGGTGATATTTTATATAACTATTATGATATACAAGAGAAAATTCAGAATGGGACTCATGCGGCTCCTAAGCGTGTTTCTACAAAGGCAAAGCCTGGTAGTATTCTTGCCGCCTTAGAGGTTGCTTCGAAGGACTTTGATGTAAGTGGAGTGGCACATGAGGTAAGAGGCGAAGAGCTTCGCCGAGACAAGCTCCTAGAAGAATACCTCCAAAGAATTGATCCTGAACATGCTCGCGGTTCTCACGAGATTGAATTCGAATCATTTGGCGACTGTCCGCATTGTGAAACCGAAATGATTTTCAGCGCGAATGAAGCGAATTTTACCTGTAGCAATTGCGGCTACCAGGACTTTGTTCTCGTTGACTCGGATAAGCCGAGCTACAAGGATCCGCCCAGAGAAGTCAGTTATTATGCTTATAAGCGTATCAACCATTTTAATGAGTGGCTGGCGCAATTCCAAGCCAAGGAAACTACTGAAATTCCGCAGGAGGTCTATGACGCAATCCTGTTGGAACTCAAGAAGGAGCGAATCATGGATTTTCGGACTCTGAAGGCTTCCAAGGTGAAAGAAATTCTGAAGAAATTGAAATTCAACAAGTATTACGAACACATTCCGCATATTATCAATCGACTCAATGGACAGACGGCAGCGGTGATGAGTCGAGAAATCGAGGAAAAGTTGCGCTATATGTTCAAGGAAATTCAGCCGTCGTTCCAGGCTCATTGTCCGAAGGACCGCAACAATTTCCTCTCATATTCCTATGTTCTGTATAAATTCTGTGAACTTCTGGAATTGGATGAGTATCTCCCTTGTTTTCAACTCTTGAAAAATAGGGACAAACTGTATATTCAGGATAAGATTTGGCAGAAGATTTGCGCGGATTTGCAGTGGCAATTCATACGTTCGATATAAAAAACGGGCTATCCATAAGGTTTATTTAATATGTTCATCTATTAGATATGAAAAGATATACAAGAAAAAGAAAATATAAAAAAAGAAATTCTAAAAAACATAGAGGTGGTAATAAAGAAACATATACGGCATTCATTATCGAGCCCCGTGAACACAGGGCATTATCGTTTGTTGTAAAAAATGCTTTAGAAAATTTAGACTCAAATTGGAACGTTCGCGTGTACCATGGAAATTTAAACAAAAAATTTGTAGAAAATTTACTAGAAACAGATTGGAAACCGTTTCAACAAAGAATTTCATTAGAAAGTTTAGGAGTAGATAATTTTACAGAAGATTGGAAGGGCAGTGTGAGTTATCTACTTTTGAACCCCACATTTATAGAAAAAATTCCTACAGAAACGTTTTTAATATTTCAGACAGATTCTATGATTAATCCTAATTGTAAAGATCTTATTAATAAATTTTTAGAATATGACTATGTTGGAGCACCGTGGAAGACCGAGTACCAAAAAGATAATTTAGATACATATAGTAAAAATCAAAATTTAAATAAACCCTATGTATATGATTATATTGGAAATGGAGGGTTTTCTCTAAGAAAGAAATCTAAGATGTTGGAAATTGTGAATAGTTTATCCGAAATAAAAGAAATAGCAGAAGACATTGTTTTTTCAGTAGGTTCGAATACTGTCAAAGCTAGAAAACCCCCCTTTGATTTGGCAAAAGAATTTGCTATTGAAATGATTTATGTTCCTAGATCATTTGGAGTTCATAAACCCTGGTTATGGTTGAGCCAAGATGAATTAAACCAACTTAAAAATGATTGCCCAGGTTTACAAACTTTAATTGATTTACAGTGATTTCTAAGTAAAATATACTAACTTTATTAGAAATGCCTAAATACACAAGAAAACAAAAAAGAAGAAAATATTCTAAAAAACAGCGTGGTGGTAAAAAAGAAATATGTACCGCCATCATCGTAGAGCCTCGTAAACACAAAGCGCTTTCTTTTGTTTTGAAAAATATCCTAGAAAATTTAGATTCGAATTGGAATGTTCGAGTCTATCACGGAAATAAAAACAAGGAGTTTGTAGAAAATATTTTGAAAACGGATTTTGCTGATTTTTCTAAAAGAATCAGCGCTGAAAATCTTGGGTTTGAAGATCTGAAAGGAAGAGGGTATTCCGAACTTTTTATGTCGTCCGAATTCACAGAAAAAATTCCAACAGAAACATTTTTGGTGTTTCAAACAGATTGTATGATCAATTCAAAACACAGGGGTCTAATCCATAAATTTATGAAATATGATTATGTTGGGGCACCATGGAAAGATACAGAAATGAAACAATGGATTGACCATTATAGTAGCGTGTTAAATCATGATAAACCCTATGATTATAGCTATGTAGGAAATGGTGGATTTTCTTTACGCAAAAAATCCAAAATGTTGAAGATTTTGAAGTCTGTTGACAATTTCAGTGATATAAACGAAGACGTATTATTTTCAATCGGTTCTAAGACTGAAAAACCATACAAGCCATCTACGGAAGAAGCAAAAGAATTCGCGATTGAAATGATATATTCACCCAAATCATTTGGAATTCATAAATGCTGGAGATATCTATCTGCCGAAGAAAATGCGAAAGTCATAAATGACTGCCCCAGTCTACAAACACTTATTGATTTACAGGGTGAGTTTTAATCACACTTTCTAGGGGTAGAACCGCCATCGTGTATAGCCAACTTAGTCTTCATTAAGTTCGCAAGCTCGTTACGCTCATTTTTCGGAGGGGTTCCCATCCGGTGCTTACGTATCATTGTATTTCTAGCGGTTTTAATACGAGAAAGACGTTCATTCATCATTCTCCTCGATTTATTCATTTGCTTTGAGTTAGCCTTTTTCAATCCAGAAAGCCGATTCAAAATTTTACTTCTTTTCTTGGAAATGCCCCTATATAATTCGGCAAATCTCTTTTTCTCCTTCTTCAGAGTCGCTTTTTTCTGTTTTTTAAAGGCGGCTTCTAATGTCTGTTGTTTGAGTTCAGCCATTTTGGCTGTTGTTTTAGGTTGACGACCCGATGTCCGTCTACTCACGTTATCCATTCTATTTATCAAGCAGATTTTTGTCGATTACTGTCAAACAGCAACCAATAATAATCTTTTTAGCGCCCCGGGAATCCTACTAGGTTCGCACCCATACCGAAGCCCGCGCCCTGGCGCGCTGAATACCCGATACTCGGAGACACTACATCGAGGATGGCAAAGACAGCCGCCGCCACGATGGCGAGGCTGAGGATGTCCTCAACGGGCAGAGAGCGCTTAGGGATAAAAATCGCAGCAACCGCCACGAAGAGACCCTCTACGAGATACTTAATGCAACGATTTACGATTTCGGCTGTGGCGTCCATATACTATATTCCAAGAAAATATCTGCGTATTCCCACTTAAACTATAAACATCCTATGAGGTTAGATCATGGCAACCGAAGAGCGCGAGGATTATTTAACCGAGGATGCGGCAATTCCGGGACAGAACTTCTGCCTACTCAGTTTTCTAAGTCCGGAGAAGGTTCTCGCCAAAAAGGATATTTATTTCTTTGAGAAGTTCGTGGCGAATTTCGAGTTCAATTTCCGTATCAATAGTTTTGAGAAGTTTGTGATGACAACGATGAAGTCCGTAAATGATAAGCTGAACGAGCAGGCGGATATCGCCGAGAATAAGGATCTCAGTGGTGTAGCCCAAATACTCCGGGATTCTCGCATTAAGATGCACGCAGTGATGGATGATTTCAAGATGTTCACGACGGCGGCAAAAGACGAACTGAAGGCTTCAAAGCTGAAGGAACTCTATGAGGATTTTGTAGATTCAAACCGGACAGTTTTGGAAAATGAGTTCTACGCAATTAATGAATTCCGGACAACTGTTCGTGGGCTGAAGATCCGCGGGACCTTCAGCTCAAAGGAGGAGGCTGTTGCTCGCTCGAAGAAACTACAGCGTATGGATCCTGTTCACAATATCTTTGTTGCCGAAGTGGGCAAGTGGCTCCCCTGGGATCCTGAGCCTTCCCAGGTAGGCGAGCAGGAATACGCCGAAGAGAAGTTGAACACGCTCATGAAGAATTACAAGCAGAACGAAGAGGCGAGAGAGATGTTCGAGCGTGAGAACCGCACGAAGATGATGAGCTCTTCCAAGAAGCCCGTGGTAGGAATCACAAAGGTGGATGAGTCTGTGGAGGCTGTTCCCGACATGGACACAGTGCTCCCTGCCGTAAAATCGGAAGAATACCACAGTATATTTACTGATACTGGTCACCCTGACTTGGCGATTGCTCGTAAGATGGAGAATGTAAAGGAGTAGTGTGTCTAGCAGATATATATTATTTACATGTCATACAATCACATGTAAATAATAGATTTGCCGTATAACTTATCCCATTTGAGGACGGGGAACATAGTTGTCGTAGCACGCGCCCTGCATACAAAACTTTCCTTCGGGGCAGGGCTTGCCCGCGCAGCTTCCGTCCTGGAAGCCCTCGGGAAAGATGGGCGCAAACACGCTCCGTATAAACGGCATAAACACTATGAACAAAACAAAAAGAACCACAATTGTTATTATACCGTTCATTCCCTTCTTTCCAGCCATTCTGTAGTTCTCAAAGAAGATTATTTTGGAACGCGGTTATTGAAACGTCCCACTTGGAGGCGGTAGTACCGGAAGTGGCATTTTCTCCACTAAGGGAGCAGGATCTGTTCCTATACAAAAGCCATTTCCACATTTTGTAGGATCCGGGCAAGATTGAATTCCTACGCCACAGCGGGATGCCACTCCACCCAACAAAACTGGCATCTGAAATCCCTCTCTTGCCGTCCCAGCAGTAATCATCGGTTGTATACGCATCATACGATCTATGAATAAAAGTATAATACCTATTCCTAAAACAACTGAAATTTGCCAGTATAGAGTGCGCATTCCTACTGTCGTTTGTTAACATTTATTGAGGGACCCTTCAGCCGTTTAGCAGCATTGGGATCATAGGGATTGAGTTCTTCATCCTTGCTCTGGTAATATGACGCGGAATGCTGCCAAAACTCCGGGGCACCGATACGAAAATCTCCATGCATTTCTGCCTTATACCAAAATATACAGTCTTCTAGCTTTGCGCTCTGACTCGTATTGTCAATCACAAGGCACTCGTAGTTCTGTGTGCACTGGTCCATGATTTGGCAGAAGAATTCAAAAGAGGGAAAAGCGGAAGCGTAGTTATCGAAGATGCGCTTGCGATTGTTCATGTAGGGTTCACGGAGAATGAACACGAAATCGACGTTAGTTCTTAGAGCCGGCTGTATACCAAGCGGATACTGCATAGTAATCAGGAAGAATGCCTTCAACCAACGACCGTTCATGAAAAGATAGCGAATATTCTTGTCGTGTGTCCAGCTGTCGTCATACATACAGTCGTCGAGAATCATGAACGAGCGAGGGTCAATCTTGGTCTTGACCCCCTTCTGTAAATCCGCCTGTATTCTGCTCATAATCATTTTCTGGCGTTTCACGAAATTCGCCAAAACAATCGGACTGAATTCACCGTGAATAAACAGCGGCGGAATCATCTTGCCATAGAACGAGTTCGACTCTTCTGTGCCACTGATTACGGTTCCTAGAGGCATATCCTGGTGGTGGTAGAGGAGGTCCCGCACAAGAGTCGACTTACCTGTGCGGCGGCGCCCAATAAAAATTACTACGGCATCCTGAGGAATCCTTTTCATATCAAATCGTTTAATGTTGAAATTCACGTGAGCACTTGTTGCCATTTGACTACATATTCTAAATCATTTTTTCGCTGGTTGGTGGCGCGGCGCGGTTAAGGAGCATTTTATTTATGAACCCATTTTCTAAAAGAGACAGTATGGAACTCCGGGGTATGCCAATTCCTCAACCCCGTTTTCAAATTGGACCGCTTTCAAAAGATTTATTTCAAGTTCGTGGATACAAATCCCTGCAGACTTTTTTTCCAACTCTTACAAAAATTTTTCGCATGGGGAAATGGAATTTACAGGATGAAATTTGGATGGATCAACAGTGGAGGATTCAATCAATTGATTGTTCAGGGACTGCCGGAAAGTGTCAAGTAACCGTTCAACGTAACAGTGACTTATCGGGTTCTGTAACTCAGTCCGCATTTCTAAAAGTAACACATTTGCTTGATCCGATACAATGGATTCACGGCTGCTACAGTCTACCCAAGGAAACGGGTCTTCCTTGGCATCACAAGGCTTGGCAGAAGACTTGGCAGAAACTCCAGGATCCTGGAAACCAAGCCTACATAGAAGCGGTGGCTTCCTATGCTCTGGGTCGTCTTCGTGAGAATGGGGTAAGCCCTCATTTTAATGTATTTTATGGTGCTTTTTGTGCGAGAGCCGACACCTACCGATACAATCTTACAGATGATTTTTATAGTTATAAGAATGAGCGTTGGTTCTGGAGAGGCTTCGAGCGTAATCTTTTCAAGTTTCATGTAGTGAACGAGGCGGATCCCTCGATTCCCGTGTCGGATGAAATTCTCGAATCCCTTTTAAAAAAGGAAATTGATTCTCAAGAAAGTTCCTCAATTGGGTCTTCTTCAAAAGAATCTTCCGTTCTTGAAAATATTGCAGTGGATGAAGAAATAGATAACGCTTCATTAAACTCTGCCGATTCTATGAACGAGGTATCATTTGTAGAGGGATCGCTTGCTTCGTCTACAGCATCAAGTGATCAGGATAATGATTATATCATTTATGCTGATATTCAGAATTACCCAGTTATGCTAATTCTTTCTGAAATAAACACGGCTACCATGGATAAATTACTGACCGATTTTGATTCTGTGGGTGCTTCTCCAGGAACTGCTGAATGGGAGGCGCGCTGGACGGCATGGATTTTTCAGGTGTTATCCGCAATTTCATGTGTTCAAACAATTCTCGGATTTACACACAACGATCTTCATACAAATAATGTAGTATGGTCGGAAACGGAAGAGGAGTTTATATATTATAAAACACAGGCGGATGTTATATTTCGAGTGCCCACGTATGGAAAATTATTCAAAGTTATTGATTTTGGTAGAGCCATTTTTACAATCAATTCAAAAATGTTTATAAGTGACGATTTCAAGGATGACAATGATGCCGCTGGTCAGTATATATTTAGCCCTCTTGTGCAAAAATTCAAAAAAGAAATTCTTCCCAATCCCTCTTTTGACATGTGTCGCCTCGCTGTAAGTTTAGTCGACAATGTCTTTCCAAAACGCCCTGACCCCCTAGAAAATGGAGGAATTCTAAGCGACGAGCCTGGACTCAAAGTAAAAGAAACAGTATCGCCCCTGTATAACCTGTTGTGGTCATGGATGATTGATGACAGGGGGCGCACTGTATTCATTAATCCGGATGGAACTGAGAGATTTCCAGATTTCGATCTGTATAAACACATTGCCGAGTATGTTCACTGCGCAGTACCTTCGAGACAATTCACAAAACCTATATTTGAACCCTTTCAAATATCTTCAAAAGATATTCCTGAAGGAGTCAAAGTGTATTCGTTATTTTCCTAGAAACGAGGAACACCTACACGAACTTCCATCTCTTCTAAAGAAGGAACTTTGGGCACAGCATCCTCTATTTTCACAGCAGTTACTGTGACAAATGAAATAAGTCCTGTTATTAACATTGTGGTTGATTCCGGAATCAGTTGTAGAAGAATAAAAAATAGAATGATACCCAGAAGCATATCACGCCCCAAAGTTTTTCCATTTGGAATCTTCTTTTCTGCTATCCACATAACAAGAGCACTTACACTCGCAAGTGTAACACCGCCAAGAGTTCCACCGATCCAATATATAGAGCTTCCATTCTCAGACATTCTGGACGCAAAATAGGAAAAAAAAGAAAAATCTATTCGCACACGGTTTACAGTTCCTCGAAGTCAAACATATCTGTATCGATTGAATCACTTATGATTTGATTTTTATCAGACTCTGTCTCTTGTATAGTGGTAGCAGATATCACCGTGTCTACATTTGAAAATTTCACATGAGCCGGTTGATCAAGATGAATTGTAGGTATATCCTGTAATTGTTGTTCGACCGGAGACTTCGGAGATTGTTCAGCAGATTTTACAGGTCCAGTCAACTTATTAACTGAAACAAAATCAGTAGAAATATCGTATTTTGAGGGGTCAAAATCCGAAATAGAATCGCGCCTTACCATCTCGGTTATTTTTACAGGAGAGTCAGGCACAGGTGCCTCGGAAACAGCTTCAAAAAGAATTGGAGCGGGTGTAATAACGGGAGTAACAGTGGGCTCGGTTACAGGAGCAGACTCGTTTTTAGACTCTTCCTCCTCTTCCTCATCTTCCTCCTCATCATCTTCTTCGTCCTCCTCTTCCGCTTCAGTATCAGTATCATCGGTTGATAAATATTCCCGTAATATACTTTTCACGGGCAACATCACACGAATTCCTTGGAGAATTCCATCAATGATGAGTGCTTCAATCTGTCGCATGTTTTTTTGGCGTTCCATGGAAGTTCCCATTATTGAAAATAAAAATGTATTTGTCCATAGAAGTCTGGCACACTCAATCAAAGTTTTATGAAGAAAATGTTCCAACTTGGGAATTGTGATTTGAAGTTTTCTCTGTTTATTTGTTAAGCGGATTGAAGAGAGAACTTTTGTATGAGCAACAAACACTGCCGTAAGAAGTTCTTCTAAATAATCACACTGGGTGCTCATGGCTAAATTCTGGGTTTCACGCTGCAGTTTGTCATTGTTCCACTCGGAAATTCCCTCCAAAAGAATTTGAAAACTCAGCAGCAATTTCTTCGGGTCGGGCTCACGCTCTTTCGCCGTATCAAGCAGATTCAGAAAAAATTTCTGTAGAGCCGGTGTTAAATACTGACACAACTGTTTTGTGTATTCGCCCTTTGCTTCTGCGTAAACACCTGCGCCTTCGCCAGAATAATCCATACTAATAATTGAGTTCACCTTCTCATTTCATTTCTTCACGCATTAAATATTTAGCCAATTGAATCCAGGGGGATGAACCAGTTCCAATTGAGTAAATAGCTTCTACAAGTTCTTTTGACATACCAAGTGGATTTTCCGACTTTGAAATAAATAAATCAAATATTTGATACGGGTCAGCACCAGATGTTCTTAGAACCGGAAGGTCCTTAAATTGAATAGAATCATAAAGAGGTTTATTCAAAGGTAAAAGACCATTATTTATGGCAATTTGATTATTTTTTTTCAGGCGATAGGAATAGTCCGATTTCATAGAAATTACGGTACATCTCGAAAGAATAGGTGATGACATCTTCCAGAGTTCGCGGACCTCGAGAGCGCACACTACATTTGTAGAAGCTGTTTCCAGAATTCTTCTGAGAAATGCCTGTGCCTCCTGTGTTAGGTCATCGGCGCCTTCAATCCAAACAAAAAGAGGTTCGCAAGAACGCACCTGTTGATGAAGAATTTCCCGTCCTTCGCGCAGAGAGCGATCTACGCGGGCATTCCACCTGAACAGCCTCGAATTCGTTGTTTCTGCCTCTTGTTTTATCCAACGCGATTTTCCAGTGCCAGGCTCACCACATACCAGTAGTGCTCCCTTCCACGTAACTCGTCGCATTTCCCTGTTTTTATCTAAAATACAAATCTTAAGCCTATTTACAGAATCCAAAGGTATAGGTGTTTGTCTTAGCCGTAAAATACGCTTGATATCCTAAATTTTGTTTAGGACCGATATTTAAACAACTCTTACTTTTACAGTCATCGTTTTTTAAACAGGGTGAGTCAGTTAAACCATCCGGGGCTGCGCAAGTATTATTTTTACAGTAGTTTGTATAACATCCAAAACTTGATGTGCACTTAAATCCTCTCGGCACTGCCATACAGAATCCTTTAATATAGGCAAACTTTGTATTAACTGCTTGACAAGGACGACCCGACCGCATACTACCCGTACCAAGTCCCGATAAACCAGTTCCTGCTGGTCTATTCGGCGGTACATATTTAGGAAGTCCAGTATTTCTCTCATAAAGTTCATTACTTCCAATCCATATATCAAAAATGGCCTTAGTAAAACCAGTTGGTATTCTTTTAGGATCAGCACTACAAACTACTGTGCCCTCATTGTCGTTCTCCATTGCGGAACAGTTAAGAGATGCACAGTCAGAATTAAAAACACACTTATTCGGATTGTCAGTGTTCATTGGGAAAGTATTGACAGATTTAACTGATCCGGGTTTAATATACGTCATGTCAGTCCGTTTTAAACATGTTCCAGTCGCAGGCTTACGTATTTCTTTTGCTCCTAATGTTTTGCACGGACTACCATTACATACTGAACACCATCCTGATTGGCAGTCAGTATCATTTAAACACGGGTCTCCGTCTGGAACATCTTTTTTAATCAAACATTTCCCTAATTTCGTGTTTCCAGAACAATCATATCCAATACAGGAAGAACAAAAGTTTGAAGAACAATTGCTATGGGTTACACACGTGGAACCTACCGGACTATCTTTTTTCTTTAAACATACACCTCGCTCTGTATTATCTGGACAACTCGACCCAACACAGGAAGAACAAAAGTTTGAAGCACAATCACTTGAATATATACATTCTTCGTCTATTCCTTGTGTTTGAAATCCCTCTGGACTATAAATCAACTTACGAACAAAATGAAATAATACTGCAAACAGTATACTATGTATCAAAGCAATCAGGTATTTTCCCTTTTTGGGAAAACGAAAGAGTATACCAGGACTCAAACAATAAAATAATATAATTGTATATAAAACTAGAAATATTTCCATACTATTAGTTACCTACTTTTTACATAGACTGCAGCATTTCTCTATAAATATTTTCATCGTGTTCAGCATTGCGCGACAGATCCTGCGTATCAAACAACGGATTTGATAGGACACCTGCGAGGACCTCGCGCTGGTTTCTAACCGGGTAGATATCCTGCTTCAGAGGTATCTTGTAGCGAACCTGTCCAATATCGCCCACACCTGTCGGTATACCTACCACGCGGTTAATGGCATCCGCGCGATCATTCACAGAATCGGCATCGACCTTGCGCGTCGTCTGATGAATCTGTCCATCAAACACCGCCAAAGCACCGCCGTTTCCATGTAGCGGATCGCGACCAATGGCAATCTGCTGCTTATTCGGGTTGAGGCGCATATTGTAGGCGGAATCGTGGCTGGTGAAGTCCTTATTCACTGAGTTTCCTGCGCCGAAATAGTCAGACTTCGCGGACAGTTGTGACTTCTGCGTGGGGCGAGCTATGTCATCGGGATCATATACCTTCAGCTTGTTCGGTCCATCTGCCGACGCCGCAATACCCATGTAGTTCCAGTCGATGGTTCCCTCCTTCACTGTTGTGCGAGCAACATCATTGGGGTCCCACACCGTAATCGCAGGGGCACCGCCCGCATATCCAACAGGTGTGCCCGACTGGCGTATATTTCCTACCATCTCCGCGCGGCGTGTAGGGCGCGCAGGATCTTCATAATGAACTGACACATTTCCAGAGTCTGCCGGCACCAAGTTCAGCGCCATCGTGCGCTCACCCGTCAGATTACGCTCATTCGGGCGGATTTCAATGCCAGAACGACCATAGTCCGCCTCAGGAGCATCAGGGTCGTTCGTATAGTAAGTCGTCATATCCGCGTTACGGAAACCCGCACCACCATACTGCTGCGTCATGGGTATGTGGTAGGAGCCCGTGACGTAGGACTGCCCAGCCTCCTGAGTCGCCGCCGTTCCAAAGTTCTCCACAGACGTTTCAGGGCGCGTCGTGTGTTTGAGAACCTGAACGGGGCGCGTGGCACCCTTTATCAAGTCGCCTGTTGTCACGAAGAGGCGCTCACCAGACTCGTCAATATAGAAAGTATCGGGGCGATATTTCCGGACCTCGCCTGAAGTTTCCGCGGCTCCACCAATAAAGTGCTGACCCGGAATCACAGGCTGGTTATAAGTGAGTTTCGGGTTGTCCGCCGTGCGCAGGTCATCCGTCTTCTTCATCGCCCCCATCATATACTGATTCACCTCGAACTGCTGGAAACCACCCTTTCCTGTGATACCAAATCCGGCGTCTAGCGCAGGAGCCACACGCGTCGGCTCAAATGGGCGTTCACCCGCACGACTGCGCGGCTCGTTAATGCGACTGCGAATAAAATTGGCACTTTCTTCCAGTCCGAAGGGGTTGCCGTAGGGGGCGCGAGAAGAATCGAACATTTGCTCGACCTCCTGTTTCTTGATTTGGAGCTTGCCAGTTCCCGAAAAACTGTCAAGTATACCAGAGTTCGCATCAATATTCATGTTTTGTTTTACACGCCCTCCAAAGAAGGGGGTCATGTTATTGTGAATAAAATCGGAACTTTTCATTGGCTGACCCATAAGTTCACTGTAGGTCACATCATCACTGGTATATTTGGGGTCCGCCTCGATACCCTGTGGATTCATCGCCACTGCTGCCACCGACGCCTGTAGTTCTTCATGGAGCGGTTGGGGGGTCTGTCCAGCATCCGGAAAAATAGAGGCAGGAGGCATCTTCGCATTTGCGTAGAGACCTGTCTGCGGAGTTACTTGGGGTTCCGACTTCGGAATAAGACTTCCTGTAAGCGTGGTGTATTGGGCATTCATTGTGGTCGGATCAGCCACCTGGAAGTTTTCGGTCGGTGCCGGTTTTCCAGAAAGCTGTGTTACAGCATATCCGAGTCCTGCTAATACGAAAAAAGCTGCCGCCTCCATACTACTTTGCCAAATGAAAAGATACAGGCACGGGATTCCTTATCTTCAAGATAAAGAATCCTATTTCTGGAAAATCGTCTAGTGGGTCCTACATCTCTCCATATCAATGTATCTAGACGGAATGAAAAAATCAAAGGGTGTTTCGAATGTGTTCTGGGGCTGGTGAGGTAGCCCCTCCCAGCGATTCCACCCAGTGCCTCGAAGAGTACAGGGCGGATTATACAAGCGATTGAACACCATTGGGAACGACTCATCGGCGGCAGGAACATACGGCTTCGAGTTCATTCGATTAGTTTCGGGATTGTAAAGAGCCGTATCGCATTTCACACGGGAGCCGAAGCGATTGATTCCCTTCAAATCGGATTCTACATCCGTTTTCCACTGTCCCTGCGGCCACGAGCCCCCGCTGTGTTGAAGACGAATTGTGGCATCCACAGGAAAACTCGTGGGGCAATTCGCATCCGGAGGATTTACATAATAACGAAGGGCGTAACTTGTAATTCTCATATCATCCTGTTGGTGAAAATCGTCGAATTTGGGTCTTGTTAACGCCTGTTGTTTTACCGATAACGCCATGTCCTTCTTCCTGTTGTGATTTTAGTATTTTTCTGGAGCACCACAGGTTTCCTTTTTGAAGGGTTGAGGACCAATTACTGCCGGATAGGCCCACGCCTGTATCGCCGGCAAATTTGCCGCCTGTGAGTTAATCACAAGGTTCTGTTTCGGATTTCTGCGGATAATGAGTGCTCCATCAGGCGGCAGATGCTCGCGTAAAGCACACCACGTGTTCGGGCGAGTGGTTCCCCGTAAATCCGATTCAATATCTGTCATATCTTTCCACGCCACGGAAACCTCATTCCCTCCTACAAGTCCGAGCATATGTCTCGCGGCTTTGGGATTGACTGCCTCCGTTCTCAGACGGTGAAATGCCTGCGGATTTTCGTAATTATCCTGCTCGTTGGCTTTTGAATTTACCGAGTCAAAAGCCTCCGTGAGTGACGCCATCTTCCTAAGGTTAGTTTAGCAATTTACATCGCGTATATACGATCTGCTGGGGAGACCTCCACGAATCCATCCAGGCGAAGCATCCTCCGTAATCAGATTGTTCGGGTTCTGAATGTTGTCGCGTAGATTAGGAATCATCGGTGTGTAGACCCCGTCAAACTGCTGCTCTGTCACTGTTCCACACTCCTTGCTCATGCGAATCTGCTCGCTGTGCAGAAGCAGACTCTCTACATCGGCATTCCCGCGACCACCACCCATGTAGGGCACGCCGAGGAAGGGGCGCGCCTGGGCGCGAACTAGGCAGCGGTTGTTCTTGAATTCAGGCTGGTTTCTCAGCACGGAATCAGAATCAATCGCCGCGTTATTAAGTCCAAATCCTTCCCGGGGATATAGCAAATACTCCTGGACGGACAGGGGATTCACCTTTTTCGCGTCCGGAACCAGGTTCGTCGTCGTGTAACTTCCAGGTCCAATTGACTGTTTGTAGTATTGGTCAATTCCGCAAGCATCGTCACGTGTCTTTGTTAGACGATTAATGTCCATCCTCTCTGCCATATCGTTCCGTTTTTATTTTGCCATAAGTAGATGGGAGAAAGACAGGCGAACAAATTCTGTCGGTGTATAAAAAGTGTGGCGAAAACAGTAAAGACGCGTCGAGGTTCTACAAAAGAGGGTGCCGCAATCGCGATATGTACAAAGTCAATTCTTCAGACGAAGGGAAAAACTTTGAAGCGGGTTTCTTGTAAGAAGCGCGGAGGACCACGCCTACAAACACAAAAACGTAAATTATAATCACGGGAATCATTGATTCTCCAAATTATAAAGCACTTGATCCAAGGCTCGCACTTCCAGTATACGGAGCCGGATTACGATTTACAGCCTGAGCTGTAGCATCCTCGTCAGAAAGAGGCACTCTTGATTCTTGATTTAACCAAGGTAGAGCAGCTCCATCCGTGCCCGGGAGACATGCTTCACGTCCACCTTCCTTACAGGTTTTTCCAGGAATGCGGTAAAGCCAATTCTGGTAGGAATCAACATCGTTCGGAATACTTGTAGAGGGCATCGTTATGAATTGGCGTTGACCCTGTGTCTTTCCAAATACATCCGTGGGATCATTGTAAAATTCCGTTCTGAAAAAATCGTCCAACTCAAGTCTTACCTTGGGGTCATTCACAGATGCCGCAGGAGGACGTGTCGGATTGTATTTTAATTCGTCGACTAAAACATTCATAAACGGATTTCTTGGTGTCGGGACGGTTTCTACAGGGTCCCTCTTGGGTATACCAGGAAAGTCAACGGGGGCAGAATTCAGTCCCTCATTTTTCTTTCCAATAATATCTACATTTCCATTCAATTTGTCGGGGTTTCGAAATCCCTCCCTCTTTTGTATAATTTCTACCATGGTATAAATCGACTTTCCCGTAATAATAAGTCCTAAAAACAGGGCAAACATAAGAGGAATGTTTGAATTCATTTTCCAAGCCGCTGCAAAACCAATAATGGCAAAAACAACCCCTACATAGATTACTTGGTTGAGTCGGTCACTCATACATCTTGAAAACTCATCTGGAAATAATGGTGTATCAAATATAATTGCCGGATTTTCCCAAATATAAGGATCACATAGTATCTTGCTCATTTGGAAACTCTCTATCAGTAAGTGCCCTTATTTTTTGTTCCTTCTTGCTTCTAACTTTTTTCTCAATCTAGCCTGAACAATTGAAAGACGGCTCTGATCATCCTTTCCTGCTGCCTTTTGCATTTCTTCCATACTATCACCACCAAACATTCCACGGAACGCCTCCATAATTTCCACAAAGGCAGGATGCGACTCAAACTCCTTCATCAGTGAATTCGCCTCTTCAATGAGTTCCTGCGGTCTGAGTTCTCCACGTGAAACCTTGTCCTGCAGTTTTTTGGCGATACGAGACATCGCGGATTGAATCACTTTCGGATTTCCCATAGACCCCTTCATGAGGATTTCAAAAGCACGTGTCGGATCACGTTCGCACGCCTCCAGATCTTCCTTGCTAAATCCAAAGTCCTCGGGCTTGAATTCACGGACCATGTCTTCCGCCAACTTCGCCAACTTTCCCTTCAAGAACTTTTCCGGAAACGGGGGCAGGGCAGATCCCTTTGTTCCAAAAGCATTGAAAAACTTCTGGGAAAGTTTCTCAAAATCAATCGAGCCCATAGAAGCACGAGCATCGCGCATACTCCGCTCCGCCCACTCCTTCGTGAACTCTTCGAAGCCGGATCCACCCAGAAACGCCACACACAAATTCAAAAGGGAAATATATTCAAAAATGATTTGGCGACTCTTTTTCCCAGTGGTCTCCCAGAGTTTTTCTGTAAGATCGACACCCGGAAGAACGGTTCCAGGGGTTGTCTGCATGTTCTCTCGCGTTAGCTTTGATGTCTTTGTGAAAACATCAGAACGGTACCGGGCAACACGATCCTCCGTAGAAAGTTTCAGAGCCTCATTAATCTGCTCCGCCAATTCCGGATAAGAAACAAGAAGATCTGTAGCAAACTCTTCGTATTTCTTTACAAACATCTCTGTTGACTCATTATCAACCGTGGTCATTCTTATACTATTTTTGAAGAATGTAATGGGATCTTTACGCTTAGGATTTTTCCTAGAAAGTTGTCGAACTGTTCCTGGCACGCTCACAGAGCGTACATAGAACCTGAAGATACTTCCAGATGACTTTTTGGTTTTCCGAAGACATCGTATCCCAATGCTTGTCAAAGATTAACAGAGCAGGAGACATTTCATTAAACTGCGTGGAAATCTTATGCTTGGCATACTGAATCATTGTTTGACTTTCCTCATTTACGATTGCCGACTTCAAATCTCTACATACATGCTCGTAAAACAGGTCGAGAATCAGTTTGGGATTGATTAATTTTGCTCCAGCAATCGCCTGTAGGGCAAGTTTGATATCGCGTTCTTCCGGATAGGTTTCCGAAAGCTGTTCGAAAAACCGAATGAGTTGTGTATTAAAGGCACCTAGAGCGGACATCTACTCCTTATTTTATAACATGAAAACACTTTAGACCGCGAATCAATTTTTAGCGCATCCTGGGTGGACCCTGTGGAGTCCCAGAATTACGCTCACGTTGATACACTTCCATTTGCTTATCAAACATCTCTTCCTTCTTTGATTTCTTTCTTCCGTATTCATCGGCGGAATTTAGGTTTGCCTCAGAACGATCTCCAACGCTTGCCCCGCCGCTCAAAAATGAAAATGCGCCGGGTATAGAGGTTCCACCATTTCCTTGTGTAGAAGTATCTACATCGAGTCCACTATATCCAAATCCTTTTGAAAAACTCGATTGTTCCATTGTATTCCATGCGTCGGGCTCTCCCGTAATGCCTGCTGCCGGTGCCGTTGTTGCGTTATTTTTTACCGATTTAGTCTCTTTCATTTTTTTCTCATAAAGCCAATTCATTACATCTGAATCCGTCTTGGGTTCCGGATCTCCTGAAAGAACTAGTGTAGGGACTTTCTTCAACCATCCAGGAAGTGGTGGGCGAGAAGCAGAAGGGTCTACACAAACGTAGTGAAACAAACTTTTAAAGGGAGTCTGTCCAATTTCCGTTATAAAGGCTCGGGACCACTGGCATCGGTTGCTATAATAGCAAATATGTATAGGCTTTTGCGAAGATATTCCGGACATAGCCTTTCCTAGTAAATAGAAATACACGGTCCAAAGAAGCCAAACGCGGTAAGCTGGGTGCGCCGGTCTAAAATTTGATTCTTATTCTAGCCAGAAAGAAGTATAAAATGTCTCAGGTAAGACGGCAGTTTCAGTTCCGTAAGGGCGCTACTCCTGGGGCTGTTCCTGCCGAGTCCGTTTTCAAGAATTTCCTTCAACAATCCAAAAATGTTATTCAGTTTCAATTGAATCCTACAGATGTTAGCTATGCGAATACCCTGCGCCGTATCATTCTTACTGAAGTGGAAACCGTGGCGTTTCGTTCCAACATTTTGGAAGATGGAACCACGACCGACATCAAAATTACGAAAAATAGCACTCCCATGAGCAATGAAATGTTGGCTCATCGTATTTGGGCTTCTTGCGATTCATGTCGCCAATCCACTCGAATGGAATCCTGACAGCCACAGTTTCTCCCTTTCTATTGTGAATGATTCTCCAGATCCGAAAGACATTGTTGCGGCTGATATTCGTGTTCTCCGGAATCGTGGACCGACCGAAGATCCTCTACCGGTGCCGAGCACAGAGTTCTTTCATTTGGATAACTTCTCGAAAGAAACTGCTTTGCTTGCTGTTCTAAAGGGGCGTGTAGGAACACAGGAGCCGGAGAGCCTCAGCTTTGAAGCAAGGGCGACGGTCGGAATTGGTCGTGAAAACGCTCAGTTTATTCCTGTGAGTCAGTGTTCGTATAAGTATACACTTGATAATGATCCTGACCGCGTGAAAGAGTATTTTGAAAATTGGCTGAAAACATACAAGAAGCTAAGCACCTCGGAACTCGAGACAAACCCAACAAAGAAACAGGAAATGGAGCGCGAGTTTAAGACTATGGAAATTGCTCGGTGCTACAAAGTGAACGAGCGCAATGAACCAAATAGTTTCGATTTCATTGTAGAAAGTGTCGGTGTTCTTGACCCGATTTATATCGTGGCGCGTGCCCTACAGGTCCTTCAAGAAAAGTGCGCGTTCTATTCTTCAATGGATACGGGTGATCTTCCTGAAAGCGTCCAGGTCCGTCCTGCGGATGCACGGATGAAGGGATTCGACTTTGTATTTCAAAATGAGGACCACACGCTCGGAAATCTTCTACAGACCTTCATGGAGAAGCACAGTATGGATTCCAATGAAATCACATTCGTTGGCTACAAAGTGCCGCATCCTCTCAAAGATGAAATGGTACTTCGTGTCGCTGTAGAAGATGGAAAGGAACTCACGGCGCGCACGGCAGTGATGAAGGCTGCGCGCGGATGTGCCGTGTTGTTTAAGAAGG